AGCGGAAGGGATGACGATGTATTTAAATCAGTAACATCATTATTAGCTAAAGCCAAAGCAGCCTTGTTATAATAAATAATATTAGAAGGGATCTTCCAAAGAACAGACTGAGAAGCTTCTCCAGATTCCAATCGTTTAAAATCTATGTTGTCAAAACCCTGATAGTCTGCTGAAATTAACTTAGCCTTGTGATACCTTGAGTTTGCATCTCTTGCTTTAACAGTAGAAGCCGGATCACTAAAGCTTGAGTCTGGTTTTGATCCAGCAAAAGCCATATCCCTCAATCCCATTAAATAGTAATCTCTGTAGTAAGTGTTAGTATCGTTTCCTAAATCAGTAAGTGCATTTGTTAGGTTTGTTAGATTACCGCTATATGAGTTTGCTAAAGTTAACCAAGTCGAAGAACTCGTTGAAGAAGCGATTTGTAAACATGTAGTCTTACACTCCGGCACTGACAAATAAAATGATGCTACGCCATATGAATGGATTTTTGACACATATTGAGTAGTTACATCTGCATTATTTAACTTGTGGTAGAAATAGGGACTGTGCCTATGTTTGCTACTGGCGTTATCGGTTACCGCGTGATACTTAAGAGAAGAAGCCGAGGATGAAGAGGCAAAACCAGAAGTGCTATATAGTTCATTTGGGCATCCCCAAAATGCAGTCTTTTCTGAAATGGTTAAGTCTAAGTTGTCACTTTGGTCTGCTGTACAATAGGAAGCAGCGTTGAGATTCCAAAAGAATTTAACCTTTACGGGATTTCCGATATTAGTCGAGAATGAATCAATGCTATTCTGAACGTTTGTAAAGAATGTAATTGGATCTTGGTTGCTTGGAAGAACCTTCTGTATAACGTGGTATACAGTTGGGGGATCAGTTACTACCCAGTTGGTTCCTGATTTGAATTCGTTAAGTGCGGTTAAAGAAGAACCTGATATTGTAAGTGGAGTACCTGTAGAATATGAAACATTAGAGTTATTAGTATTAAAAATTCTCTGTGGGATTACTGGATTGTTGCTGGTTATATCAAAGGAAGGAGCAATATCAATCCAGTTTGTACCATCAAACCGTAGGAGATTTCCAGCTCCTGCTCCTGTAACATCAACATCCGTTAATGCATCCAAAGTACTGGAAAAGTTACTAACAATAAACTTAGATCCATTCCAAACCAATGCTTTACCTATAGCAATTCCAGCTAGATCCAGTTCTATTGGGTTGACTGGTGCATTTGTTATGGTAATAAAGGAACCACTAGGAGGAAAATAATTGTTAATGGTTGCATTTAGGAATTCCTTTTCCTGAATCGCAAACAAGAGTTGATGGAAATTTGCGTTTAGCTCTTTGGAAGTTAGCTTAGCCCCGTCTAGAAACCTAAAGATCATCTTGCTTGCTAGGGTATTTCTTCTTATGACAACCTGACCCGAGTTTACCGCAGAATTAAAAACAATATTACTTGTTCCTTCATTAATGGTATAGTCGGTGTTGAGAACCTTTAAGGTCTCTGCTCCAGCTGGCCCACTTCTAGTGTATACTAGCAATTGCTCGTTGACAGGCCATTCACAAACCCAAGAGATTTCGCTGTATGAATAAGTAGTTCCACTGGCTGTGTGAACCTTTTCTATATTATTATTAAAGTATACCTGTAGTCCTGAGCTATAGCTGTAGCAAGCCATGGTTTCTCCTTATTCAATACTTGTATTACGACTTCTAAAGTTTCCGAGTATTTCAATATTTGATATGTTGCAAGGCGTTGGATAACTTGATTTAATAAATATCTTGCAAGCTTCCGAATACGACAACAACTTTACTAGATGCTCTCCTACAACCTCAACCTTAAGTTGACCAGTCACGGTGAGCAAACTGTTTAAATCCAATGGAAAGAACGTGGTTACCGTGCTTGGTCGGCCTCGCCGCTGCACTTCAATGTCATAACTTCCAGAGTTGGCGTGTCTGACGGTAAGTTTCTTAAGGTTTAAAACACCTTCTATGACGTTCTCAGCACCATCCGATCCTGTGGATCTCTGGACTTGCTGAGAAAGTTCGATGTTCATCTCGTAGTCTCTACCGACCCATACAGGATTTGCCGTATAGTTTCCAGGAATTGTGATTCTAGTATAACCATTGAATATTGATATGTTTCCAGACGTAAGTTCAAAGGTGGTATATGCGTCGTTACCCCACTCGGAGGCAAGAACAACGTACTTCACATCAGGATCGTAGTACGGAAGATCTATCAATGTGTTTGTAGCTACATATTGCATGGATCCGGTTGGAACCTTATATAGCCAATCCATCATTGGTGTTGTTGCTGGGACACTGACCAAAGATGCAAAATATACAGCAAGTTTTTGTTCGTTTGTAGTTCCGTTTCCAATCCGTTTTGAAACTATATAGAGATCGCTTTCATAGGCTTGAACTGCCTTGATATTGTCTTCCGAAGAAAGCACCCATCTATAGAAAGCATTTTGAATTATCTTATCTCCATTTGTTCTAAAGGTAAAGAAATAAAGATCTTCTTCATTATCTGCGTCTACAAACATCAGGGAATTAATCGAAGAACTGGCTTCGAATACAGACACATTCAATGGTAAGTAGTCCCTACAATGGTTAGATATATCAATGCTAGTTGAAAACTCATCGCTAAAAGCAGAACCACTTAGGTACATGTATAACTTGCTGTTGTTTACAAAGAATACATTGTTACCCATCTTCTGTGGCTTGTTTAGTTTGCTTGTGGTAAAGAATGAGGTTGGCCTTAGTTCGACATTGAATGGAGAGATTCCGGTGTCAATGGATCCTCCTCTAACCTCAAACTGAGTTGATCCAGAACTCAGGGCGAATAGAATACTCTGGAATGGAATGACATGAGTTAGTCTATTATAAGCGCCCACACTTGCCTGTATGTCGATTGGATCCGTTTCCACCACATTGGTAACATCGTTAATCCAGAAATTAAAATAGTTTCCAGCGACTGAAGCAAACAGAGTGTTGTCTGTGGCAATCCATAGTCTGTTCTTCCAGATAGCCATGGATTGGATTGATTCTTTTCTTTCAAGCGCCTTGGGGCCAGGATTGCTTATGTTTGTACCGGATCTTCTAGGAAACAATGGCATGTGCCTTACTCTCCACTTGCCGTCCGTTGCGGTATCCTTATAGATAATTAGTGGAAATCTTCTGTGATCCATGACAGAACCAGGACTCTCGGCCCTTAGTCTTTCGAAGTATGGGTTTGTCTTGTATCTTGTTGCTCTATAGAAGCCAACTGGGAAAGTAAGATATGAGCTTCTTGCAAAGTAGATTTTTCCAAGACCCTTGTATGCGCTGCTGGCATTACCATCGCGGTCTAGTGGTGTAAGGGGAGATGTCTGTTGGTAGTGGTCTTTTGTCCAGTCTATTGTTCCACCAGGAATTGGAATCAACCTAGGAACATCATAGTAGTCATACAGAGTTCTCCATGCCCGGTAGCCGTTGGCATCTGATACATCTGCCTGAACTTCAGTTGCTGGATACTGAGGGATTTCTCCAAAGTTTTCTAGGTTTTGACCTAACTCTTCCTCCTCAAGGGTATCAGGATCAATCTCTAAAATAATGTCATCTCTGACATTGGTCCAGTAACCATTGATATTCGTAATGTCGTTTTCAGTAAGAGGAGAAGGACTTTGCGGAGGTAGGGTTCTTTTGTAGTTAATGGTATCGCCTGAGTGTATTCTTTCTAGTGTACTGAAAGAAGATCCCCATAAAGCAGGATTTGATTCTATTTCAGTTTCAGAGTTATCTGGCAAATAGTCTAATTTTATTTTTTTATTCCAGAGAATAATACCAACATCAAAGTCGATTGAACCAAAGGTTTCTCTTGCACTTGAAGAAGAAACACTAATTACGGATTCATTTGCAACTCTATAGGTAGAGGAAACCGATTTGTTTCCATATGTGAGGTATTCGTAAACACCTCGGTTAAATCCAGAAGTGTTTCCGCTTGTTCCAAAAGTATTGTCTACTTCTTCTTTTACCCACTCAGTAGGTTCGATTCTGTAGACTGTAATGAAGTTGTCTAGCTTGATGTCTTGTCCACTATAGGAAAAGCTATTGGCGGTTTCCGGATTAAAAGTATATCCGGCTCTGTTGATAATGATGCAGTACCTGTTGAAGCCATCTATATCCAGGAAATGAAAATACAGGTTGTCTGTATTGAAGTTGGTAGCGGCTCCTCCGTTTGCATAGGTGGTGGACGGAACGAGATTAGGTACATCCAGATATGGAGTGTTGTTTGCATCTATGGCAACAAGGGGTGGCCTCTTTTCGACAGACTTCTCCAAAGTAACCAAGCAATTATCCAGGTTTTCCGCCTCTGTCTTAAGTCTCTTGGTAGGTACTTGTCTCCCTACACCACCGCTTAAGGAGTTGATGGTAAGTCTTGTCTGTGCCATTAGAACCTCGTTCTTGTAAAGTATGGGTCGTTACTGAGAATTCCCCGTCTATCTACTGCAGCCCGTGTTCCCGGATCGCCGTAGAAGATAGATCTATTCTTCTTGAATATATCCCCTGCTCGTCCCTTGGACATATGATAGCTTTCTCTTACAGCAAGTCTCTTGTCAATATCCAAGTCTCCTTGGGTTATTATTTGATATTCCCTTGCTGCTGATTCCATGATTCCTCTTTGCAAAGCAGAATCAATGTCATCCCATCCATAGTAATCTACTTCTGCACCTAACATTATGATGACTTCAATCTTTAAAGAATCATACTCCGAGAAATCATCGGTCTGCTTGGTGATGTTAAATAGCCTTGAAGGATTGGACTTTAATGTAGTCTGGATCACCTCCCCCGTCGTAGAATCAAACAAAGGCTCAACAACCTGTGCATAGCAAGCAGTCGATGGCAGTAGGATTCTTGTATCATTTACCCCACCCACCTCTGGACTGTATTCATCCACAAACCTATTGTTAGCTATTCCTCTCATAATAGCCGCTTTGATTGTCTGTTTTAATATAAACCTAGCAACGCTTGTATCTACGCCAGCCTCGTCATCTAGATCGTTTACTAAATGCTCTCCTGAAGTCAATAACATGTGGTTAATGGCTTCTGTCACGCTGTAAAGACCCATTACTTAGCTCCTTTCTTTCCGTATGGAATAAGTTTATTGAGAAACTCTTGGCGCTTTTCACAACCACAACCTGGTTTCTTTTCAATTCCAACAACCTTAGCCATCTTGGCTATGGTATCTCCAAATCCTCTGGATGCTGGTGTCACGGGATTAAACGGTTTCATGTAGACCTCCTTGCGAAAAAAATACCTAGGGGGCCTTTCGACCCCCTAGGTACAAATACCAAAATGTAATTAGCTAACGCTAGAATTATAGAGCTGAGTAGCTACCTTGAATTGCGCCACAGAGTTCTGGACGAAGGATACCAGCGCCAGCCATGATTGAGCTTACAGTAAAGAATGTACCTCTACGGACATCCTTGACAGTTTCAACCTTCATACCCTGTAGTCTTAACGAGCAAACGGCTGAACGTTGCCAAATAAGAGCCTTGACTGGCTTAAGTACATCGTTAGTAGCAACAGTACCGTTTGAAGTAATCTGAACAAGGTCATCAAAGTCATCGTTGTTAACACCGTGATAGCCGTGCCAGTTGAAGTTATACTTTGGATCACCTAGATCACCAATAACGTTTACCTCATCATTGTTGCTATATTGACCAGTAGTTAGATCAAGACCATTAGCAGTAACATTAGTTAGACCTGAACTGACAAGGGCGTGATCAAGTTGAGCAAGGTGGTTACTCTTGATAATCTTAACACCCATGTACTCAAGGGCTTCAGTAATGCCAAACATATTCTGTGAAAGTGGAGCACCAAGGCCACCAGCTTCGGCTACACCACCAAAGAATGGACGGCCAGCACCACCGACAAGACCAGTAGCATCGCGGGCAATACCAAGTGCACGGATGTCGTGGAAAGCTTGTGGGGTTACAGCGCAGTAGACTTCTCCCATAGTTGCGTCAATTTCAGAAAGACGAACCATGTAACGCTCTAGATAATCTAGAAGAAGAAGAGCTGCGTCTGTACGTTGAGTTTGAGTAGCACCACGAAGACCAAGGAAGTTAAAGGCTGAGTTTGGAGTGAGATATGGAGTAGTACCATAATTCATGCCTGAATAATCAGCGCTAAATGGATTGCGGTTTGGGGTAAATGCAGCTTGAGCAATCATGCAAGCAATTTGCTTGTCACGAATATAGCTAAGCTGAAGACCAGCTTGACGAGCTAGCTCAGCACGGTAATCCCACTGAGTAAGCATGAGATGAATGTCATCAAGTTCAAAGAATGCAGCCATTGGTCTTTGATCAAGCGAAATATCGAACCAACCTGGAGTTGAAATACCAGTGTTACCTAGTAATTCTTCACCAGCTTGCCAAATGCCTTTGTGACCAACGGTTCCTGTGATTGGGAAACGCTTGGTTGTACCTGATTCAATGGTTTCAGTGGTAACCATTGGCTCAAAGATGTTGTATTGATCATAAGCATTGATTACTTCACCTGACCAAATAGGAAGCCAGTATGATGGATCATTAGCGGCTGAAACTGAAGGAATGCTGTTCGATGAAGCAGCTTGACCACCGCGTGGCCAAAGATTATGACCAACCATATCAGTTGGACTATTACCAGTAATTGTTGGTAACGAATCAATAGGGAATAAATTCTGTGTATTCTCTGGCATGTTTGTTTCTCCTTATATAGAAACTCTCTTGTATATTATAT